TATGATGGAATCTACCCGGTCTGTCTAGCAAAGCGTCTGGGAGTGTCTCCGGATAGTTAGATGTCATTATGGTAATCAGCCCCTTATTCTGCTTTATGCCATCCATCTCAGCCTTTACTAAATCTGTCACAAATTCCATTTCACCCCTCAGCCAAGTATCTATATCCTCAAGGAAAAGAATCGATGGAGATAAGTCCCGAGCAAGAGAAAAGCCCAAGGCTAAAGCCCTTAGCGGGCCGACCTGCCGGAAATCTCGGCTAGATACCCAGATGAATGTCGTATCCAATTCATTCATTAATACCCGGCCCGTCTTTGTCTTGCCTGTACCGGGGGGCCCGATAAATAACAATCCACGCCCTGTAAGATTCTTCCCCTTCTTTTCTAAAAAGTTAGCTGATTTGATTATCGAATCCTTATACTTAGAATCTAAAATAAGATTATCCCAATTATCACCTGGCTCATCCAGGAACTCGCCACTGAGTGCAAACTTTTCACCTCTAAGGAAATTGTTTTCATAAGCCCAATTATGCACCTTATCCAGAAGGTCTTTATTCCATTCTTTATTCTCATTTGCCGTTACAAGCGAGACATCAATCCCGCTCCAGCCAGAACTAAATTTCACTATAAGCGGCTTACCATTCGCATCGTAAAAACAGACTCCATTGATAAGGAAATCATCTGATTTATCAGAATTAAGTTTAATTATCTCAGATACTGGGGGAACCTCCCCACCGTCCCAATTAAAGCTTCTAGTGTCCTTTAATTTGAAGTCGCCTAAAATCTTTTTGAACCCGGCCAGATATGTCCCGAGTAATGGACTAGGGATTGAATAGCTATTAAGGAAAACATCCTTAACTTTACACTCTAAGAATTTTTCATAAAGGGCATAGCTGAACGATGCTATAGGAGCTTGAACTGCTGCTATATCAAATGCTTTAGATAGTGATTTATTCCAGCGTTCCTTATATCCAGGCTCTTTTATTTTAATATCTGCAAAATCCTTATTTTCTGAAACCCACTTTTTAGCTTCCGCCATTGTCCATTTTTCCACATCGAAAAGATATGTATGAATTTTCTTAACCTCTCCGCAGTAGAGAGCCTTAATTCCTTCCTTTGCCGATATGGTTATTGTTGCTGTTATTTTACATCCTGGATTGACTGGGATTCTGTGATATTGGTCGGTCGTTTCGGGCTTTGTGATTGTTTCCTTCTCTTCTTTTGCTCCTGCCTTCTCCGCCTTTTCCCCTTTGATCTCTTTTTCTTCTTTATCATTTTTGTCCTTTATCACCTCGATTTCCTTGTCATTGTTTGCAATAGGGGGGCTAAAAGTTGTCACCCCATCTTTGCCTTTTATAACCTCTATCTCGACATCCTTATCCTTCACAACCTCTATCTCTAAGTCTTTTTTGAGACGAGGGGATTTGATTGTAATCTCTCCCTTGCTTACAGCCAGGTTTAAACTTTGAGCATTTGAGGCAACTGGGACGTCTGAGTGTTCTAACATTAACCATTTTGTATAAATTGTCTTTGCCTTGTCACTCTCACCCATCTCTATCCCATAGTCCTTTTCAAGAACGCCCTGCCATTCTGCAAAAGCTTTTTTATCATCCTCCCGATTCACAGCTTCAATGGGTATAAATCCAACTGAATTAGAGTTAAGATGTTTAGCCTTTACACACTGATAAACATCCTCTGCAAACTGATGTTTAGCATAAATCGTCTTAGCTAAGATACCTTCCTTTGTCTGCTTTATCCACTGGTCGCTACCCACTGGCAAGCCTTTATAGTCGTGGCCATAAAGTACACTTGGAGACTGCCGGAAGTCATCCAGAATAGCTCCACTAGGAATCAATATCTCCCCATCCCGGTCAAGATGAGGAGTCGTTACCAACCTTATCGCAGCCCTTTCCCTCTTTTATTCCAATATCTTTAGGGTCAATCGGAATACCTTTTCGAATAAACTCAATCTCTCCGGCCTTTTTATGTAACTTTTGAGCGTACTTTTTAGTCTTATCCGGGAATAACTCTTTTAGTTTATAGCGATCTGTGCGTAATTCTTGCATCTTATTGCCTCCCTTGCTAAATTTGCTTTACATTTATTGATTAGTTTTGTATAATGTCTATATAAGTTATGTATATATGCAAACACTGTGGAAAAGAATTTACTCCTAAATATAAAGTTCTCTCTTGTCATAATCCTCTTTATTGTTCTCAACGTTGTTATCATGAGGCAACAAAAACTGGAGCTTTTAAGACTTGTAAACAATGCGGCAAAAAATTTTATATTCATAGAGGTAGAATTAAGCGAGAATTTTGCTCTAAAGAATGTAGGAAAAAATCCAAGCAAATTACTAAAATATGCCCTGCTTGCAAAAAGCCCTTTACTGTTTATAAATCTATGGGTCAAAGATATATCTTTTGTAGCATGGCTTGTAAAAATAAATTTACCCTTTATAAAACTTGTCTTAGATGCGGAAAAATATTTACAGCCAAAAGAGAGGATATTAAGTATTGCTCTGAAGAATGCCGGCGCCCACCTGTTTATATTAAATGTTTGAACTGTGGCAATAAATTTAGAGTGGTTCCGTCTCAAAAAGAAACTAAACGATTTTGCTCCTTCTCCTGCTATAGAAAATATTCCGGAGAAAGCTCTATTGAGAAAATAATTAGAAAATCCCTTGACAGGCTGAATATTAAATATATTCAAGAATTTCAAATTAATAGCTATAGTGTTGATTTTTACCTCCCAAATAATAATATATGCCTTGAAGTAGATGGAAAATATTGGCATAAAGATGTTAAAAAGGATGCCCTAAGAGATGATAAGCTCAAGGCATTGGGATATAGTATCGTTCGCATAAAAGAATTAGACATAATAAATACAGACAATATTGATAATTTAGTCATTGTTAATTTAAACATTCATGCCTCTTCAATATAAGCTGCTATGCTGCATTTGCAAAGAGGGTGTAAAGGGGGCACATTAATTTCTTCATAATCCATTTTTAATTTTTGTTCCTTTCCGTCTATTTTAACTATTGATTCATCACCTAAATCAAAAAAATTAGTTTCTAAGCTAATTATAGTTCCATCTAATTGTTCACAATGTGGACATAGACGAGGCCCGAAATATGCCACCCAAATCTTCTTCTTAACCACTCCGCTCTGCCTGTATACATTTAACGCTGCCTTATTCGATGCCCGGATAACCTGATTCTGTGCTATTATCTCAGCCCGCTTAAATCCCCAGTCTTTATAAGTCTCATAAACCCGATTTGTGAGCTCTGGTACTCCCTCGCCTGCCTCTATACCTTCGATAAGCGTTGCCCTCAGCTTTTTAACATTCACCTCTTCAAGCTTCTCTGAGAACATAGGCATATAGCTTTCCAGCCATTTTGTAACCTCTGGATTCTGCACATCAAATATCATATCAAAATCATAGAGCTCAACAACTCGTGGCCCCTCTTTTTCCATCACCTCAATGCATACATTAGTCGCTCCATTAGCCAGCTTCTTCTCAAATATAGACGTAGGATATAAAATATCATCAACCTTATCTTTTGTAAGCCACGCCTTTTTCATTTTCTTTATATTGGCTATCAGGATCCGTTCCTCTTCGCCCCATACCCTTTTTAGCATCTCCTGAAATTTCTTTTCAAACGGTGCAATAGATTTAAAGAGTGCGTTAAACAGAATATCATGGGCTAGCTTTTTATCGTCTTCTTTTAGTTCCTTATTTACTGCGATGTATATTTCTTCTTTAAAAATTGAGGCTGCCTTACCGGCACATATATCATTTAAATATTGCCATGCTATCTGCTCGGCAAGTTTGTCAGTGAGGAGGTTTTGTTTAATCATCTAGGTTCCCACATCTCACCAAAATTACAGAATCCTATATCTAACGGACCGTTATATGGCAATCTATCACATAAATAGCCACTTCCCTTACAGTGCTGGCAAATCATATATTCTTCGGGTTTTATTACAACCCCCGCGGTAGTTTTCCATGCGGGAATTTCCTCTTTTGTTTTTCTATTAATATAAAATTTTAAACACCTTAGCCTCTTCGTCCCTTTATATTTCACATGCCTATATTTTCTATTAGTTGCAAGGCCAACCCCATCACAATATGGACATACTTCTATTTGCATAATTATCTCTCCTTTAGTTTAATCATTTTTCTATATAATACCTTTCGTACTTATCACAGAATCGCATAGTTTCAAGATGGCAAAAATAATTAAATATATCCCACATTTCTATGAATATTTTCTTAATTAATTTCATCCTAAAACCTCCTTTGCATATTTTATCACCTTAGCTGTAAATTCCCTTATCTCCCCCTCATCCACCTCGCCCAGGCTATTTATAGGCACTAACCGGCCATCAACAAGTAACTCATTTGCCAGCCCCCCAATCGCCTCCAATCCCTGCTCCAATCTCACCTCATCTCGTGTCGATATGCCAGCCTTTACCCGCTCAGTCTGCTCCCTCAGTAATAATGCCCTATCCTCCGGCACCGGATTATCAAACACACAAAAAATATTATCGTCATATAAAGGTAAAAACTTCTCATTTAACTTATCAGCAAGCCTATCACAACGAGGCAATACACCATTCTTGGAATGCCTATAATCTGCAACCTTAGCATTGGCAAGGTTGACGCTCTTGGAGGTTAATACACCTGGGGGGATATCAAATCCTAAGCATATCTCTTCCATGTTAATATAACGGCCTTCAATAAAGTTCATCTCCTCCGGTGTCATTGTATCACTTTTAAGGTCCATGTCTAAAGGGGGAATAACTAATTGTCCTGATTTTTTTGCACCGGCATAAGCTTGAGCAAACTGAACTTTTAGCCTCTCTTGATCTTTATCGCTTATATTTACACCAGCCTTTGGTGACAGCACCCCGCCAATTCTTGCCTTGTTCTCAAACAATGCTTTTTCAAAATCATCCATCTGCTCCCGGAGATATACAGCAGTTGCTACACCCCTAACACTGCCAAAGCCTGTAAATACGTTATTCGGATTCGGGTATGTAAAGAAAATTATCTGATCCTCTGGAATCTCAACGTTTATCGCTCCCGTCCTGTATCTATAGCTCTTTATAGGTTCATCTAGATTATCCCCGAATACAGGGTTAATGAATTGTGATGGTATAGGCCAAATCTGCTCTGGCACTCCTAGTGCATCCTTCCTTAGCCACCAATAACATTCACCTGTCAAGTCCTGATATAAAACGGTATATTCCTTCAAATCCCTCGAATTATGTTGCGGATTAACTTGCTTCATAAGGTCAAGCCAGACATGGCTTGTTACCTCCTCTACATCTGCCGCTTTAGTTAGCCAAGGGTCAAGGTTCTGTCGTGAATATATCCAAGTCTTTAGCTTATTACTCAGCGGCCTTGTCTCAATTGTGCGATAAATTTTAGTCTTCTCTTTCTTTGCCACGTATAGCCGCAGTCGCTGAGACGCTACAGTCTGGCTGTTCAACTTTGCACATATATAGACAAATCCCTGAAATGCCCGGATAAACTCTTTTTTTGTCTTTGGTTCCTTGCCAGCCAGTAACCCAGCCCCCCACATCTCCAAGTCCATAAATGCGGAGTCATCACTCATTCCTGGACGAGATAGGCCGGTTGTTGAAAATACCTCATCTAAGCCTTTGAGATAATGACCCTTTGAGCGGCCTATCATGTTCGCTATTCTTTCTATAACATTCATAATTTTACCCCACCACTATAACATCCCCAATCGTCTCATATGGATTGTGAAAACACAATAAGAAAGCATCAGCCTTGTCCGGTGATGGGAAGCCTCGTTTTTTATAATCTTTCTTGCTCTCAACAACCCGTCTGCCTTTCCTGTCTAGCTCAGGTAGATATTTCCTATTCACCAACTCTTTCTTCAGCCTGTCATCCTCTGGACATGCTATCTCGTGGATAAATTTAGATACCTCAAACCACATCT